TGGTAGGACGAGTGGGACTCGAACCCACACTTGATAGATTTTAAGTCTATTGCCTCTGCCTATTGGGCTACCGTCCCTTGGCTCCCAGACGAGGACTCGAACCTCGGACCCTTCGGTTAACAGCCGAATGCTCTACCAACTGAGCTATCTGGGATTGGTCGGGGAGATAGGATTTGAACCTACGACCCCCTGCTCCCAAAGCAGGTGCGCTACCAGACTGCGCTACTCCCCGTCTTCTTCCTCTGCAACCTCATCTTCCAAACCCAATAGGTCTTTCAGATCGGCAACATCTTTCTCCATGTTGGTACGAGCTTCCTGCGCCTCAACTAGTTGCGCCTCAAGACGCTTAATTCCTTCCGTAATACCAGCAACATTCTGCTCGTAACCCTCTAGCATCATAGCTAGAAATTTTTCATTAGTCTCATTCATTTCTTTTTCCCCTTCTTAGGTGTGGTAGCTTTAATAGCTTCTTTAATGTCATCAGGATGAGCAAAGATGGTATCTTTGAATAGCTCTCTGATGTTCTTAATCATGTCAATTTGGTACATAAGTTTCTCCTGTAGGCTCTAAGCCCTAGGTTCTATTATACTCAAGTGCTGGGATTTACAGAGAAGAAGTTTGATATTTTTCAACATCAACGATCTTCACTTTGCCGTTGGTGATTCTAGGCTTGTAGTATTCCCCATCCTTCTTCGGCACAAGTTTGTTCAGTATGGCATCCGCAATGGGCACAGCAACATGATTCTTAATAAAGCGTGAAATATTCCTTGCTCCGTACTCTAATGAGTATCCATTGTCCACAATGTAATCCAGTAAGGCTTTTGTGGGAACAATAGGCAGATCATCTAATTGCAGTTCCGTAATCTCTCTAACCTCTGATCTCGTTAAAGTATTAAACAAAACTAACTGATCTAATCGGTTTAGAAATTCAGGACTGAAGTGAGACTTGATGGATGTACGAATTACTTCAGAAGATACAGCCTCAGTAACCTCATCATCGTGCCTGTTAAATCCTACTGATTCCCTCTTGATGTCTCCTACACCTTGGTTAGATGTAAAGATAAAGATGGATTCACTAAAGTCTAACACGGTTCCTAGGTTATCTGTGCAAGTCCCATCATCAAGGAGAGATAGCAGGAAATCATACAGCTTATGGTGTGCCTTCTCTACCTCGTCGAACAAGAAGACCCAACGGTTAGACTGCTCTGCTTTCTCGGCTAGTAGACTCTTCTCGGTGTGCCCCACATATCCAGGAGGAGAGCCGATGAGCTTTGCGTACTCATGACCTCCTGCATACTCAGCACAGTTGACCTTGTAGAAATTACCACTAAACTTCTCTCCTAACAATTTAGCTAACTGCGTCTTGCCCACTCCTGTAGGACCGACGAATAAAAAGGAGGAGTGCTTAGTTAAACCTGAAGCCATTAACTTCAGCGAGTTAACCAAGCTAGAGATGGCATCTCGCTGACCGATAATGTTATCCATTAGGTATTCTTCCACTCCTTCAATATCCTCTAGAGAAGATAAAGCGATAGGCTCTGTCTCTGTAGGGAGTGGCTCTTGATTTGATAGATGCTGCTGGAGATGCTTTAAAAACTTCCCTTTCACACCTGCCATGAACGTGTCAGTATTTAGATCTTGGCACACAAACTCCAATGCGAATGGAGGGTATAATTCAATGATTGCATTGTACGCTGAATCAACAGCTTCAATCATCTCCTCGATATCCGTTGGGATTTGATCAAAGAATGCTTCTGAGTCGATAAGAAACTTCTTTACAATAAAGTTTTTATACGACTCAATGCTAATAGGAGCATCTGCATTTTTAATTTTATCTCTAACGCTATTGTAAAGATTTTGTTCTTGGTCAAGCGTGTAGCCTTTCACAAAAAGAACAAGGTTTAGATCCTCACATACAACACGGTAAGTTTTCTTTCTAGTCATTTAATAAATTATCTAATTCTGTAAATACAGAGTTCTCGGGGCCTTTGGAATTTTTATTGGTAGTAGTCGATGATTCTTCCATTTTCACGACTAGGTTTAAGATTTTAACCACATTGTTTTTTGATGCTTGAGCAACTTTAAGTGCATCTACCATTAATCCTTTGGCAGCAGCATCTTGTGGGTTCTCGTCAACCATACCTCGAAAAAAACGATGAGCATCTAACGCAAGTTGTCGATCCTCAGCAGCCTCGTCGATAAGTTTCTTTGCAATTCTCTGGACTCTTGTTGGTCCTAAGATTGAGTTTTTAGGGACGTAATTTGATGGCATTTGTATTATCCTCCATAGTATTTAGTGAGTCAGCGAGGTGTTTGTCAATATACCATGAGAGTAAACCACCAAAATCTGCGTAGGTCATGGTTAAATCAAAAGGTTTCCATGACATATCAATATCATCAAGAATCATCGTCAGAGTCTCCTAGAATCTCGATATGCGCTAAATGAGCATCATTCATCTCAATTCCAGGTGGTAAATCAAATGAAGTCTTAGTGTCTCTAAGAGATTGAACAATGTCCATGTTCTCTGGGTACTCAAGTTGCAGTTCTAAATGCACTTTTAGTGTTCTCTTAACGACATTTCTTCTACGATTCTTCGCTGTAAAATCTAACTTTGTTTTTTCTTGTTTTTTCTCGCCCCAGATCCAACTCATTTTATAGTTCCTGTATAATGAATAACAAGAGCATACCTTGTGCCCTCTGTAACGGGTGATACTCTGTGCTGCGTGAAACCATCCCACATCAACGCAGAGAACTTACCTCTTTGTATTATAGCCTCGTCGCCTCTGGAATCGTATAAAACTGTTTCTCCTCCTCTGAAATCATCATTCAGTAGGATACACACAGTACCCACTACAGGTGGACGAATTCCATTCGGTCCAGAATCCCAGTCACAATGTTTATCGAACTGGCCTCCTTCATCGTAACGGAGAACCCAAAAACCATGATGCCCTGTTGCGATATCACATACGTTATTCTGGAAACTCCAGTTCATGTGCCTCAGAAAACTCTCAGCCAACCCAAATAGCTCTGGTAAGATACTAACGGTCTTCTCGTCGTTTTCAGACCTCAGCTTAGAGAATGGGTTTGCGATCTGAAACTCTGTGCAGTCTGGGTTATAAGACCACTCGGACCTCTTGCCTCGCTCGTTAACTAGCTCAATTAAAACATCAGCAGTCTCCTGCGAGACTGCCTTGTCTGATGTTAAATATGTTGGTTGTGGATTATGTGTTTTTACGCTTTCCATTACTTCTTGAGAACTTTTCGAATGCGAAATCATCAGCGTAGTCTTCGAAATTATCTACACCAGTCTCCTGAACATTCTCGTTCTCCGAACTATCATAGGCGTGTTGGCTTAATTCACGGTTGATTTGCCTGTTTTTGTTTTTCATCGCGTTCTTTACTGCTCGTTTAGAACCTCGATTTGTTTCTTTCTTATAACTTCGTCCCATAATTATTTGATGATGCCAAAAGGATCATCTAAATCATCATCATCCTCATCCATCTCTGATGAGAACTCATCTACTTTTGTTAAGGCTTTTGCTATCTCACCCCCTACTGGGAAAGACAATGCTACGGAACCATTAGTATCGTCCCAGTACATTATCCCACACTTGGGATTCTCCTCCATCATATCGTAAACAACATTGTATAAACAACAGTTTCGATAGTACCGCATGAATTTTTCGTCTGCGGCTTCAAATTCCTTCTGACCATTTCTTCTGTTAAGATAAAAATGCATCTGTGCGGCTGTAATATACAAACCACTATCCTCGATTAATAATGGTTCTCGGAAATCATATTTTCCGCTCATATCGCGCTTGTTTGCCATACCAGTACAAAGTGGGAGGGGAGTAGACGGGGGAACTCCCCTCCCTAGGAATTAGTTGAGAGAAATACTCTCACTATATGTACTAGCCA